GTTTCCCAGTCACGATCGAAGAGGTCACAGAAAAGACTGGCATTATATCAGTTAATAGCCTGGATGCATGGCAAAAGACGCTGGATGTTTTGCGCAAATGCGAAACAGATTTTACCAAGGTGCTGGAGCGCCGGCGTGTATTGGTAGCCAAGAAAGAGGTGCAAGATTGGCTTGAGCCCATGCTAGAACAAACCAAAACCATGTTGCTAAACCTTCCGGCCAAACTAGCACCATCCTTGGAAAATTTACCATGGCATGAAATCCAGACAAGGCTAGACCAGGAGATACGCGATGTCATCAACAAGCTTGCAAACTTTAAATGAATCTTGGGTAAAGTCATGGCAAATCCCAGCCAAGTTAAATCCATGGCGCTGGGCGGAGTCAAATTTAGAATTTTCATCAAGGGTTTCCCCCCTCCGATCGTGACTGGGAAACATTCTACTGTATCTACTCCATATGTTAGAGAAGTACTAGAGGCGGTAGCTGACCCAAAGGTTCGGCATATAACATTATGTTGGTCTGCCCAATCATCTAAGACAACAACTGCATTGATAGCAATATTTTATACCATTGCTAATGACCCTGGTAATGTTTTGCTGGTTCGCCCTTCTCTCCAAGCAGCAAAATCACTTGCTGAAAATAAAATTATGTTAGTCATCGATGAAAATACAGTCTTGGCACAACAAAAGACTGGTGATCGCAATGACTACCAAAAGGTTATGATTAAGCTTAAGAATATGGTTATTTTTGTGCGTGGCGCCAGTGCAAACCAACTATCTGCTGAATCATGCAAGGTGGTCGTATTGGATGAAACTGATAAATATGAGCAATATAAGGAAGAAAAAGCGGAAGCTGATCTGGTTTCTTTGGCCTATGAACGCACTAAATTCTATAAAAACCATTTAAAAATGGATACCAGCACCCCAACGGTGCCGTCTGGTGTTATATGGCAGATGTATAATGAAGGCGATATGCGTTTATATATGATGCCATGTCCAAATTGTGGTGCAGAATTTAACTTTTGCATGAAATGTTTTAAATTTGATTCTGATAAGCCCAAGCAAACTGCACATTTTGAATGCCCACATTGCATGGCTAAAATAGAAGAGCATCATAAACCAAATATGATGTTACACGGGCGCTGGGTATCACAAAATCCTGATGCAGATGATGAACACAGATCATATTTGCTGCCTGAATTCTATTCTCCGGTTACACGCTGGGGTGAATTGGCGGATAAGTTCATAAAAGCACAAAAACTGGCAAAAATGGGCAATTTTGGGAAGCTGCATAACTTTATTAACAGCTCTTTGGCTGAACCTTGGGACCCAACAGAAAATGCGCGCCGCGATATAGAACAATTAATTGCATTATGCGATGGGCGCCAAGAAGGAATTGTGCCAGATGAAGCTGTAGGGTTAACAATAGGTATAGATACCCAGGATTTATATTTTGAATATGTAATAAGGGCTTGGGGGCGCGATAATTTACAATCCTGGCTTATAAAACACGGAAAACTGGATGATTTTGAAGATATATATAATCTTATGCGGTCACGTTTTGCATCTGTATCCGGTGATAAACAGTTCCGAATTACCGCTGGGTTGATTGACTCTGGTGGCCATAGAACAGCTGAAGTCTATGATTTTTGCCGTAAATATTCAGGTTTACGCTTAAGGGCAAGCAAAGGCGAACAAACTATGCGTCGCCCCTGGGAAATATCCAAGATTGATAAGATGCCCAATGGTAATCCAATGCCAGGCGGGGTAAAACTTGTCCGTATTAATACAACTTACTATAAAGATTTCCTGGCCGGGAAACTTTCATTAAACTTTGATGAACCAGGTGCATTTATATTGCATGCTAATCCTGATACAGATTATTTGGAGCATATGTGCGCAGAATATCGCAATAGTAAAGGCATTTGGATATGCCCATCATCCAGGCGCAATGAAAGCTTTGACTGTGAAGTGCTTAACCTGGCGACGGCTGAAATGCTTGGGCTTAAATTTGCCACCACTGAAGATAAAAAGCCCGATGCGCCACCAACACCACCCACACAAAAGCCGCCGGCTCCAAAAAAGAGACGGCTACCAATTTATCAAGATAATCCCTACACCAGTGGGATCGAGTAAGGAGCAATTATGGGCAAAAAATTAGCGTCAACACCAAGATCAAGAGTTAGACAGGCTTTACGACGGTTGTGGCTACGGTCGCGTGAAAGAGCGGCGTCCCTAAAACGTGAAAATAATACATGTCAGTGTTGTCATCGCAAAGCCAGCAAAGCTAAGGGCAAAGAATTCGCGGTAGAAGTCCACCATACCCAGAAAATTGCTAATTGGGAAGCCATTATAGATACAGTCTTTGAACATCTGTTATGTGATCCCAAATATCTGGAAGTGTTGTGCAAAGAATGCCATGATAAGCAACACGCTAAAGAGGCATAATCATGAATATATTAACATTTGCCCGCATGATAGTTGCCGCACAAGGATGCGTTGTTAAATATGAGAAGGGCGAAACTATTTGCCCGGTCTGTAGAGAGCTAGGCCTTCCACCCGCACGTTGCACTGTTACCTGTACTGTAAAAGAAGTGCGATATATGTGCTGTAGCCAGTGTCTTTCCACATTTCGTTCGATTGGCGAAGCAGCGCAGCCACCAGAACCTGTTAAAATACCAGAACCAGCGCCTGTTAAAACACCACAAAAGCAGGACAAAAATAAAAAGATTAAGCATAATATAACCGAGAGCAAGGAGCAAAAAGATGAAAAGCCGAAGCGAAATAGAAAGCGAACTAGTGCTGTTTAGAGCAGCGCGTGATGCTATTTTGGGTGGTTCTCAATCTTACTCCATTAATGGCCGCATGATAACGCGTGCCGATCTTAAAACAATAATGGATGAAATCAAATCATTAGAAGTTGCACTTGACAGAGTTAGTAAGCGCTTTGTTAAGGCGCCAATGTTTGGAGCATAAGCATGTATGATGTAATAGCCAAGATTATTGCCAGATCTATTGGATTAGTTGCTCCGGGCTATGCAAAAAATTATTATCAACAGCATCTATTATTGCGTGCCTATACAGCAGCTGATCGCGATAAATCCTATAATAAATATAAGCCTGCGCAAACAACTGGTGCCCAGGAAATTGTTCAAAGCTGGCAAACTGTTACTAATATGACCCGCGAATTAGACCGCAACAATAGCAATGTTGTTGGTATGAAGCGGCGTTTTGTAGCTGGTTTGGTTGGCGAAGGTAGTTGGCCAAGACCCAAAATCTTAAAAGATAACCCAGCTAATATGTATGATTTTGACGTTGAAACCAACAATGATATACTACAGCGTTGGGAAATCTGGGCTCCAGAAGCTGGCGCAAATGGTGATTCTATTTACCAATTGCAACGTCTTGCCGGCAATCATTTTTTCATTGATGGCGGCATTCTTTTCCGCCGCGTATATATTGACAGCCTGGATAAAAATTCAATTAAAAGACTTGCAATTGAGCCTATTGAATTAGACCATCTTGATCTCAGCAAAGATACTGATACGCCAGAGCTCAGGATTGTAAATGGACGGCAACTGGATAAATATAACCGCGTTATTGGTTATTGGTTAAAGCCACGTCATCCGGCAGAGCAACAATCTGAATCTGTATTTGTGCCCGCCGAAGATATAGTTGACCTCTATGATCGCAATCGTGCGTCTGATATTGGTGGTATTTCCCGCCTTGCCCCTGGTGCCATGAATTTTCATAACATTGGCATGTATAGAGCTGATACCATGAAACTCGCCCGCACAGCGCTTGGCTACGGCGTTTTTGTCGAGTCAGATGACCCGGGCGCATTCTTTGATGAAGATGAAGGCGAAACAGACGACGGCGGCAATCAGTATCAATATGTAACTCCGGGTGGCGTGCATTATTTGCGTAAAGGTGAAAAGATTCAAACGGTTAAGCCTGAAAATCCTGGCACCCAGTATGAACCTTTTGTGCGCACTGAATTAAGAGCGGCATCTGTTGGTTCAGGTATGTCCTATGAATCTGTATCCAATGATGGTAGCCAGTCCAATTTCTCCAGTTCACGCCAGATGCTTCTATTTGAACGAGCTATGATGCGTTATACCTTTGCTATCTTTGTTGAAAAATTTTATAGCCGTATATACCGCTGGTTTATTGAGCATGAAATGTATTTTGGGCGTCCTAAACCATTAAAGCTGCGCAAATATGAAGAAAACCCACAAAAATATTTACGTGTAAGTTGGTCAAGACCCAAAACTGAATGGGTTGATCCATTAAAAGACGCCAAAGCTGGTAAAGAAGAAGTAGAAATGGGCATTAATACCCTTACTGATTTGTGTGAAACAGCTGGTCGCGATATAGAAGAAATTGTTGCAACCCGTAAATATGAAACTGAATTGTTTAAAGAAGCGGGCTTAACCCCATCTTTGGGGGTAACACCTGAACCGGCATTAAATCAGCCGGATATAACTGAAGAAGATGGAGGTAAGCAAAATGCCTGATAATGTAAGGAAAGCGCCGGAAGGTTTGCAACAGGGTATTGTTGTACGTGCTGCAACCTTTAAGCCTACAACTCTGCGCGAAGATGATCGTAGCGTAGAGTTTGTATTGTCCACTGAAACTCCGGCACAAGTTTGGTCTTGGGAAAAGTGGGATGTTATTACTGAAGTATTAGTTGCCGCTGGTGTAGAAGTGCCTGCTAATAAACAAGTGCCGCTACAGGATAGTCATAATCGCGCCAGTGTTAAAAATACATTGGGTAGCGTGCGCGAAATCCGCGTAGAAGATGACCAGGTTGTTGGTCGCCTATATTTTGCCAAGGCGCCCGAAGCTGTAGAAGCCTTTGAAAAGATTCGTGACGGTCATCTTGATAGTGGTAGCGTAGGTTATTCACCAGTAGGCACCTGGATTGAAAAAGGCAAAAGCCTTAAGCATAATGGCAAGACCTATGAAGGGCCTATGCAACTAACCACTAAATGGTCTTTGCATGAATATAGCATTACAGCTATCCCCGCTGACCCATATGCAAAGGTTAGACAATCCCCAGAGACCGAAGAAATTGGTAATCCCAGCCAGAAGGCTGTTGAGTTTGAAAATGTAAAGGAGAACGAGACTATGCCGACCGAAAATAAGAATATCGTTGAACAGCCTCCTGTTGATACAGAGGCAATCCGCAAAGCCGCTATGGAAACTGAACGCAATCGCGTATCAGCAATCAATGCTCTTTGCACCAAGCACAATCTTACTGAAATGGCAGCTGAAATGATTAACAGTGATACTACTGTTGAACGTGCCCAGGCCATTATTCTTGATAAGATTGCTGAACGCCAGGCAGCCCCAATTGCTACCGCAGCCAGAGTTGAAATGGGTGCAACTGATACTGAAAAATTCCGCGCCGCCGCAGCTGATGGCTTGCTTATGCGCTCTGGTATCGTTGTAGCCAATCCAGCCGCTGGCGCTATGGACTTCAGCAAAATGGGCTTTAAATCTCTTGCTAGAGAATGCCTGCGCAGACAGGGTCGCAATGATGTTTATACCCTTTCTGATGTAGAAGCTATTGAAATGGCTCTCCGCTCTGGCATGATGGGCACCTCTGATTTCGCTCATATCCTCCAGACAACTGGTAACAAAGCTGTATCCAAGGGCTTTGCTGGCGCAAGACAGACCTGGAATCTGTGGGCAACCAAGGGATCTTTGCCGAATCTTGAATCTGCTAAGCGTGTAAACCTTGATGATGCACCCGAAATGCTTGAAGTTGATGAAGGTGAAGAAATCAAGCACGGCGTTATTGGCGATAAGGGCGAAGCTATCCAGCTCGCTACTCTTGCCCGCAAAATCAGAATCACCAGACGCGCTCTGTTGGCTGATGATCTCAATCTGTTCTCTCGCCTGTTTGCCAAGTTCGGTGCCCGCGCTGCATTGATGATTGATGCCGTTGCTTATGGTGTTCTTAACAGCAACCCCAATATGGCTGATGGCGGCGCCTTGTTCCAGGACGCAGCTGGTCGTGGCCAAAACCTTGCCACTACCGCAGCTACTGTATCTGCTACCAGCGTTGATATTGGCTATCAGAGAATGATGGCTCAGACCGCTTCTGGTGGTTCTAAACTTGGTGTTGTTCCCCGTTACCTGTTAGTGGGACCCAAAAACCGTGTTGCTGCTCATATCCTGACTGCCTCTATGCAGGA